GGATCATTGAAGAACATACATAAGGTATTATTTTTTTCATGTACGTCTGAGCGGTCATTGTATTTTACTAACTGCTTATTCTTACGACAAATGATACTACCATAAAAGTCCTTATTTTTTGTTACAGAGGCTATGTCCATACGAGTGCCATCAAGAATCATATCAAGAGACACGAGTGTTTCTCCGCTTCTACCTTTCTTCTGCTCATCACAAAGGATAACACTATGACCGCAATCATATAACATTCTTGCAAGTTCTTTTTCTAGGTTCATACCTTCGCTTGTGCCTTCATTATGCCCTAGGTGGGTTGCTTTCAAGGCTCCGTTTTCAGGATTAAACTCTACATCTTTGTATCGTTTGTCCTTGGAGAGTCTATCATATTCTTGCTTGTTGTGCGCAATACGTTTTAACTCTTCCTTGCGTGATGTATTTCGCCAGCATTGATGGTTGAGCCGACAGGCGGCGCAGAGCTGGTTATCTACGATTTCGTTTACCAGCCCTAGCTTTCCTTTCGCCACATCGCAGTCGTTGCAGCGCTTGATGGTGTAAGGGTTGTAGTCTGGCATGGTCTTGCCCTGCTTGCCACTGTTGAAGCGGAAGATGCTCAGTTTCTCGCCATTCAGCACTTCCTCGCCACGGCTCATCGCCTCGTTGTGGGGTGTCTCCTCATATTTGCCACGGCGCACCTGTACCACGGTGCAGCGGCAGTTGTGGGTGATGCCTATAGGAACAATGTACGACTCATCCTTGAAAATAGACAGGTTATAAACGGTCGTTTCTCGTTTCTTTTTCGTAACTTTGCCCTCAATCAATACGTGACGATTATGAAAAAAGGTATTTCTCAAGAAATCAAAGAACGAGTTGAAACCATCGAAGGCATGAATATCCTTGATGCCGCAAAACACAGGTACATCACGGAGAAGCGCAGTTTCAGATGGCTTAGTGCCCATTGGAACATCAATGGTAGAACCGTGCATCGCCTCCTTGCCGACCTTGGCATTTCCATCCGACATGGTAGTGAGGCGGTCAGAACTCAATGGATAGACGACCCCGACAGAAGAAAGAAAACGAGCGAGCGACTTACGCAAACCAACCATGAGCTTGCCGCCAAGGGTCTCCATGTACGCCAAGGTAAGACCAAGGCCAACAGCGACCTCATTCGTGGCATAGCTGAGAAGCTGAAATCGTGCTCTTCCCTTCTTCGCCCTGACGTGAAGGCGAAGGCGTTGCAACATGCCCTTGCCACTCGCAGGCTTCACCCAGAGCGCATGAGCGCACTCCGTACACCATTGAGCAAAAGCGAGGAAATCATAAGAGACCACCTGACGGCAATAGGCCTTCCATTCGAGACGAGAAAGCTTCTTGGAGGTTACGTCGTTGACTTTTTCATTTCCGACATCAACCTTGTCATTGACTGCCAGGGACGCAATCGCTTTCCACTTTCTTACGCACGCCATCAAGCCATAACGCAACAAGGTGCGAGTGTTTGCTATTGCGTGAACAACCAGGTGAAGCGTGGAGTTTTCACCCACTTGGATGATTATGTCGCCCTTGTGAAGGCTTCTCGCCTCGACCCATCCGTGAGGTGTGCAGAAGCGGTGATTTGGGGTGCATGTGGTCATCGCCCCTTTGGTGATGACACTGAAAAGTTCATCGTCCACCGTACGGGCGTGCGTTCCGATTACCTTACGTACCTTACCACTTCCACCAATCACTAAGTCGCCTTTCTTGATGCTCTCAATACCTTTCCACCCGTCCATGGTAAGCACAGGAGTGCCAGCCACGAAGCAGTTCCAGCCATTCGGCGGGTAGTAGCTCTCCCAGAACGGGTCGCTCATCGGGAGGGTGATGCGGTCGAGGGCGGCGTGCTCCGGGCGCACTTTGTCATCATGGGCGGTGCGGTACTGCAAGAGGTAGCGGTCGCCATCCTCGCTGTACTGTTCCCACTTCGCCGCCATCTCTGCCGAGGCTTGCACGAAGTTGTACTCAGCGTGGAGGTAATTGGCGTTGTAGGTCTCGTCTATCTTGCGAACGTCGTTCAAAAAGCGTTCGAACGGCTTTCTATCGCCGTTCTCATCGAGCAATGACGGGAACGCCTCATTCAGTTCGTGGAAGGTCTTGATGCCGGAGAAGATGTAGTTGGAGCGAGTGAGACGCTCCCTCATCTTGTCGGTCATCCTCACTTGCTTGAAGGTGGAGTCGAGGATGCCGGCATGGGCATTGATGAAGCTCTGCGCCTCGTCGGATGCCAGGATGTCGATGTCGAGCTGTGCGCCCCTCTGACCGTAGAGCGCCCTCATCATCTTGTCGAACTTGTGCGAGAGGTTCTTGTACTCGCTCCGTTTCTTGTAGTCGTCGTTGGTTCCCTCCAGGGGTATGTGGTTGCCGTCCAGCCATCGTCTGTATCGTTGGTGCAGCCCCTTGTAGTCGTCGGGGCTTAGTCGAAAAAAGGTTGGCTCGCTGATGGTGCGGATAACGCAGATTTGTCGTCCTTCTTGTCATCCCCTGATGGTTGCTGCATGCCGAATGGGTTGGCTTGCTGCAAGCGTTCGCCCACGGGCATGTTGTACTTGTCGGCGAAATACTTGCCATCCACCTCGTAGCGGTCGCTGATCATCTTCTCGTACTCCATCTGCTGCTCCGGGGTGTAGTCTATCGACTTGTCCCAGGTGAAGTGCATGCCCTGCAGTGGGAAGCCATGTTGGATCATCCGGGGGATGAGCTGGTTGTTGATGGTGTTCGCCAATAGCTTGGCATCGCTCTCCACGATGTTCTGGAACACCTCCAGGTGGGTCTGGCTCTGCGAGAGGCTGCTGCCGTCCTCGATGGTCATGGTCTGCCCGATGATGAGCTTGGAGAGTTCCGAGTTGGCTCTATCCACACGCTTGTCATAGACATTGAAGGCATCGCTCTTGGCGTTCTCCACCAGTTGCACGGTGGTACCCTCAGGCAGCACTGCGTAGCTGGCCAAGCCCATGCGCTGCATCATCTCCTCTATCTTGTCGGTCTCGCTCTGGCTGCGCGAGCTGGTGGTCGCCACACGGAGGGGTATGCCGAAGATCTCGCCAAACACGTCCCAGGCGGCGAGCACGTTCTTCTTCGGTATGGTGTGCTGCGCCGCCTTGAGGTAGAGTCCGAGGTCGTCGGGCTTGCCCACCTCCACCAGGTTGCCGAAGTATTCGGGGGCGTGGTAGTCGATGCCGGTGGTCCAGTCCTGTCCGAGGTCGGTGATGAAGCAGTGGTGCTCCGGTATGACGTACTTGCGGTCGATGAGGCGCATGCCGTCGTAGGCAAGGCAGCCGTCACCATCGGTGGTGAGGTCGCCCATCTCGATGAGCGTGTGCCCCCAGTAGGGCGTGGAGAGCACCAGTCGGCAGAAGTCGTCAAACCACTCCTGCTGCAGGAAGTGCCTCAGCTCATCGTGGGGCGTGCCATCCTTGTCCTCGATATTGAAGGAACGGGCGAGCACGAAGCCCATCCTCTGCCCGATGCACCCGGAGAGGTGTGCGTCGATGTCGGCATCACGGTAGATGTCGTAGAGCCACTGGCGGTTGGGGCTGTCCACGTCGATGGCCAGCTGCCACGCACGCCGCCACTTCATGATGTCGCCCTTGGTGAGTGCCTCTGTGGTGCGCTGCAGCTTGGCCAGGATGCTCTCCACCTTTCGGCGGTCGCCCTTTCCGGCTAGCTGCACGTCGCCAAACACGGTGTGCCACACACGTGGCTCACCCTTGATGGCTCTTCTGAGGTCGTATATGCCATCTATGGCCTTGTTGAAAATTCCCATAGTCTTCTTTGCTTTAGAATGAATTGATGGTTGTGTGTGTTACCAGGAGTGGTTGTCGGGACCCTTGCCGAAGGCGAGCACGCCGCCCACTCCCGTGGCGTTGCCTTGTGCGTCGGTACTCCCGGGCAGGTCGGGCACGATCTTTCCGGCTTGCACGCCCTCCAGCCACTTGATGGCTCGCTCGTATCGCTCCTGCCTGGTCTCCATGCCCATGCGTCCGGAAGTGGATGCCGCCATGTTGTAGAGGGCGATGTCGGCGGTGTACATCACCAGCTGGCGGTTTCGGTCGTTGCCCTCGGCGGCGAATATCTTGCCGCAGTCGTATCGGGGTCGCAGGTATCCCGCCACCTCCTCGATAGCCTCGGCGATGGCGTTCTCCACGTTGTCGGGGTCGGCTTGTGTGATGACCTTCAGCGAGGCTTCGCTAGCCACCACCTTGAAATCTTCTGTGCTGATAAACATCTTTGTATGAATGATAAATGATAATGAATAAATGACAAATGGGCTGCGCCCTTGGGGGCTTACCACGTGTTCCGGGGCTTCTGTCGCTCGCCGATGCGAGGCACGAAGGCTTCCAGCCTGCCCTGCTTCTGCAGGATGTAGATGGCTCCCTCGTCGGCATCGGGCGCATCGTCGTGGGCACGGCTGCCGTGCTCCAATGAGAGCGTCTGGTCGATGCCCACCTGCATGTCGTCGGTGTCCTTCAGCGCCTCGTTGTAGTACACCTGCCCACGCTCCCAGAACGGAGCCACGCTCTCGATGCGCTGCAGCTTGTCGGGCTTCTTGCGGTAGTCGGGCATGATGGGCAGCTGGTAGCCACGGATGTCGCCCTCCGCCTGAAACTCGTCGAGGGCGGTGTCCTGCATCAGGTTCGACTCCATGTAGAACTGGATGCTCGCCCCCTCTTCCAGCGACCGCTCGTAGAGGTTGTACAGCCAGCGCACCATCTCGCCCGTGGTGGCCTGGCGCACGAAGCAGTCCACGAGGTGCAGCTCCCTGCCCATCGCCCCCCAGAGGCGGCAAGCCTTGTAGTCGTTGGAGGTGGTCGATTTCCACGAGGGGTCGGTGTAGCACACCAGCGACTCGTACTTCGAGAGCCTTGGCATCCTCTTGTATTGGATCCAGTTGTGTCGGAAGATGGTGCCGTCCTTGATGGGGTTGTGCATCATCTCCTTCTCCCAGTCGCGGTAGCCCACGAACTCACGGTAGGCATCCACCTCCTCCCGGGTCCACTTCTCCCTCCATGTGGGGTTGCCGTCCTTGTCGATGGCATACACCTTGCTGAGGAACACGCCCTTGGTGTGGGCGATGTTGTAGAGCACGGAGTTCTTGTCGATGAGGTTGCCCACCATGATGAAGCGGCCACGACCCACGTCCAAGGCTCCGAAGAGTGCCGACTTCACCCAGTGGGTCAGCTCCCTCACTCGCTTCTCGTTCTTGCAAAGCTCATCATCGTCGAGGTCGTCGATGACGATGTAGTCGGGGCGTGCCTCACGGTCACGGAGGCCACGGGGGCTCTGTCCTCTGCCGCAGCCGAGGAACTTCACGCCGCACGCCGCCTTGAACTCGCCGTCGGTCCAGTCGCCCCCGGCAGGCTTCTGCTGCCCGAAGTCACGTATCAGTCGGTCGTTGTACTCCAGCTCTGCCTGCACGTCGGCCAGCAGTCGCTTGGCGGAATCCTCGCTCTTGCCCACCACGACCATGAAGTTGATGAGCCGCTGCGGCTGAAACATGAGCCACAGGGGCAGGAACACGTCCATGTGGGTGCTCTTGGCATGGCCACGTGGCCACATGAACACCGCCTTCAGGTTGGGGGTGGAACGCACCTTGCGCGCCGCCTGGTTGTGGAAGGGGGCGTTGTGGATGGTCTTCAGCACCTTGCCCGTGGTCTTGTCCTTGAGCTGCAGGTAATGGGGGAAGTAGTACTCGCAGAAGGCGGCGTAGTTCTGCTGCAGTCGCCTGATGCGTGCCTCCTTCTCCGCCTTGCCCTCGGGGCGCATGATGCTGGTGTCGGTCATGGAGTGTATCTCCTTGCAGAGTTCCCTCCACTTCTCGTAGGCTTTCCTAGCCTCTGCACTTACTGCCATAGATTAGATGATAAATAACAAATGATAAATAATAAATGGGGCTTGCGCCTTAGAGGTCGCACGAGAACCCGTTGTTCATCTTCTCGGAGATGAAGAGGTCCTGGTAGTAGTTGAATGTCTTCAGCAGCTCCGGCGTGATGTTGGGGTCGCTCTGCGCCCTGAACTTCATCCACTTGGAGAACGCCATGAACACCTCGATGGCATCCACCACGTTCGCCTTCTTGTCGAGCTTCTCGATCACAGCCGCCATCTTGGCGAGCTTGTCGCCGAGTCCTGCCATCTTCTCCGGGTCCTCGCTCTCGTTCACTTGGCTCACGAGTGCGTCGATCGAGAGGAGGAGCTTGTTCACGATCTCCGGTCGTGTCACGGTCTTGGCGGCACGCTGCTCCTTCCATCCTCCCTTGGTTGCCCAGTTGGACACGGTCACACGGCTCACCTCTATCTGTTCGGCTATCTCTGCCTGTTCCTTGCCTGCCATATACAATGTATGGGCGAGGTCCTTCTTACGTTCTTGTTCTGCTTTTGTCATAATGTGTGAATATTAAAAATGTAGTGCAAAGGTGCGATTATTTGGGCAGTCTGCCAAAAAAGTGTGCAATGGTTGCAGAGATGTGCGCAACCATTGCACACTTTTTTGGAGGAATGGTGGAAAGTTAGTAATATTGCACCGTCATTCCGAGTGATGAGCGAGGAGTGAGGAGTGAAGAATCAAAACGTAATACCGTATAAAATATGGGAAAGAAAGTAAGAATCAGCGACGAGAGCGTGAACTGCTACGGCACACGCATCCTCACCAGCGGCATCGACCTCACCCAGTACCAGCGCAACCCCGTGCTGCTCTACATGCACGAGCGAGGCAAGGTGGTGGGACTGGTGAAGAACCTGGAGGTGAGGGACGGCGAGCTGCTGGGTGAGCTCTGCTTCGACAAGGCATCGCCCCTGAGCGTGCAGCTGGAGAAGCAGTACCAGTTTGGCAGCCTCCGCATGGTGAGCGCCAACCTCCGCATCCTGGAGACCAGCGACGACAAGCAACTGGTGAAGGAGGGTCAGATCTTCGAGACCGTGACACGGTGCGAGCTGTTTGAGGTGAGCGCAGTGGATATTGGCGGCAACGACAACGCCATGGTGCTCTCCGACCAGAGCGGACAGGAAATATCCCTGGCAGGGGGCAAGGACGGCAAGCCGCTCCTGCCTCTATTGAATAACGCAAGTAATAACCCTTTAAAGAAGAATGAAATGGAATTGAAACAGATCGCCCTGGCAATGGGGCTAGCGGAGACAGCCACAGAGGCTGAGGTGACCGCAAAGATGAAGGAGTTGAAGTTGCAAGCCGGCAAGGTGGGCGAACTTCAGAAGAAGGTGGACTCTCTCGTGGAGGAGCAGCTCGAAGCCAAGAAGAAGGCAGACGAGATGACACTCGCCAGCGTGACCGCCGCAGTGGAGAACGCCATCAAGGAGAAGCGACTTGATGCCAGCATGAAGGATCACTTCGTGGAGCTTGGCAAGAAGGTGGGTCTCGACACCCTGAAGCTCACCCTCGGAGCCATGCGACCACAGGGCAAGGTGAGCACCGTGGTGAACCGTGGCAAGGACGGACGACTCACCCGTGTGGAGACTGGCTCGTACCAGAAGCTGAGCGAGGTGCCAGTCTCCGCTCTTCCGATCTGCTACCTACCAGAAGCTGAGCGAGGTGCCTGCCGATGAGCTCCTGGAACTCCGCGACAACAACCGGGAGGAATACAACGCCCTCTACAAGGCTGAGTTCGGATTTGAGCCAGACTTCGACTAACGTCCCATGGCGCAGCATCAATCAACAACACATCATCATCATTTTTTAAGAAACATAGTGACACATGAAACGAATCATTTCTCTTTTTAGCGCACTCCTGTTCAACTGCATCATGGGTGCGGTAATCTCCGCCGCAATGGGCTACGACCCTATGGCGGGCGCAGTGGTGGCCAACCTCACAGTGATAGCCCTCGGGGGCTTCATGCCCAAGGGCGCAGCCTGCGAGGGCGTGCTGAAGGAACTCTGGACGGGCTACCTCGTGAAGCAGCTGGAGCGTGCCGAGCAAGCCACCTTCCTCGATGGCATCCCCGACAACTCCAGCATCGTGGACAACGACGTGATCCACCTGGTCGATGTGGGCGGCGACCCAGACGTGCTCATCAACAACACGACCTATCCACTGGCGGTGCAGGAACTGAAGGATGGTGACATCGCCATCAAGCTCGACAAGTTCCAGACCAAGCCTACCCCTATCACCGACGATGAGCTTTATGCCGTCTCCTACGACAAGATCAGCCGTGTGAAGGACGCACACGCAAGAGCCATGAACGTGGCCAAGTTCTCGAAGTCGGCACACGCCCTCACCCCTAACGAGAACACCGCCTCCACCCCTGTGCTCTCCACATCGGGCGAGACCGACAAGGAGACGGGTCGCGTGAAGCTCTGCATGAACGACATCATCCGCCTGAAGAAGGCGTTCGACAAGTTGAACGTGCCTGTGGAGGGTCGCCGCCTCGTGCTCTGCAACGACCACGTGAACGACCTCCTGGAGACCGACCAGGTGTTCAAGGAGCAGTACAACATCAACCGCACCGACGGCACCGTGGGTCGCCAGTATGGCTTCGACATCTACGAGTATGCCGAGAACCCAGTGTTCACCACAGCCGGCAAGAAGAAGGCTGTGTCGTCAGCCGCAGCCGCCAACGAGTACCAGGGCTCCTTCGCCTTCTATACCGGTCGTGTATTCAAGGCTACGGGTAGCACCAAGATGTACTACAGCCAAGCCAACAACGACCCATTGCACCAGCGCAACCTCATCGACTATCGCCACTACTTCATCGTATTGCCTCAGAAGATGGACGCTTGCGCCGCCATCTACAGCAAGTACAATGCCGCGGGCAAGGTATAATCACCCCATCAAGCATCAAGGCTATGGCTAGGATGAAATATCTGGTGCTCCACTGCACCGCCACGCCAGAGGGAAGGGAGGTGAGTGCCGCCGACATCAGGCACTGGCACTGCGACCCTCCCTCGAAGGGCGGCAGGGGATGGAGGCAGGTGGGCTACACCGACCTCTTTCACCTCGACGGCAAGGTGGAGCGACTGGTGAGGAACAACGAGGATGCCGAGGTCGATCCATGGGAGATCACCAACGGTGCGGCAGGCTTCAACGCCATCAGCCGGCACATCGTGTACGCCGGAGGACTCGCCGGCGACGGCAAGACCGCCAAGGACACCCGAACCCAGGCACAGCTGAAGGCGATGACCGAGTACGTGAGGGAGTTCCACCGACGGTTCCCGCAGATACGCATCGTGGGACACAACGAGCTGAACCACGGCAAGGCATGCCCATCGTTCGACGTGCAGAAGTGGCTCCACTCAATAGGCATCAGGCAGGTATAAGGACTGTCATATCAGGATAACATTTTGTGAAAGTTGCATAATCACTCATAATTAGTTAATTGGTTTAAGGTTTGAAAGGCGATGACAGACATCATCATGAACATACTGCAGTGGGCTATCCCATCGGGCGGCATAGGTGCTGCCATCGCCTGGATAGCCAACCGAAAGGTAAAGGCGGCGGAGCAGGCCAAGCAGGTACACGACACCTATAAGTCGATGTACGAGGATGTGAGCCGTGAGTTGTTGAACTTACAAAGGAAAGTGGATGAGAACACAAGGGAAAACGCAAGCGCCATCGAGGAACTCAACCGTGAGAACACTCGCACACGCAATGCGCTCAATCGGCTCAGCCGTGCCATCGAGGCGATACAGCTTTGCCCTCATCGTGCTACTTGCCCTGTCAGCGGTGAGCTGCAGAACGGCGAGGAAGGCGCAGGACGAGACGATGAGCCAGGCTCGAACAGAGCTAAGTCTAGACAGCAGCGCAAGCAGAAGGCAGGCAAGCGAGACGCTGACGGCGGAAAGCCTGGCGACCATGGAGACGTGGGAGCAGGCGTGGATGCTGCTGCCCCTCGACAGTAGCGGGGGCGGTGGAATCATCGTCAGGGGCAAGGGAGAGAGAAGGCTGCTGGTGGGCGCACGCTCCACACGGAGCACCATCGGAACCGACTCTTCCAACGTGGTTCGGACGGCATCCGAACGGCATTCTAACGAGAGCAAGACGGAGGTGAGGAAGCCTCCAGACGGGCTGACGGAACTGGCAGGCAAGGTGGCGTTCGTCATCATAGCCTTCGGAGTGAGCTATCTAGTAATAACGTATAAAAAGCAATAAGAAAATGGAAAATATTTTGGACGGCACCGACCTCATCCTCAGCGTGAACGGCGGTGCACTGGCATTCTCCACGGGATGCAAGATCACCACCTCGACCGAGACCGGCGAGCGTGTGACCAAGGAGGCAGCGGCAGGCAAGTGGAAGGAGAAGTACGTGAAGAGCTTCTCGGAGAGCATCAGCGCCGACGGCGTGGTGTGCGTGGACGCAGCCAAGGACGCTCCTACCTACGACACGCTGAAGGATCTGCAGATAGCGGGCACGGCAGTGGACGTTACCTACAACGTGCGCGAGCCAGGCAAGCGCACCGGCAAGACGGCTGGCGGTTACAAGGGCAAGTTCATCATCACCTCGCTCGACCTCGACGGTCAGGCAGGCGACGATGCCAAGTACTCCATCCAGCTCGAGAACTGTGGCAAGGTGGAGAAGCTGACCACCGGCTTGCAGGACGGCACGGTGACGCAGAGCGCATCGAGCCAGCAGGCAGTGAGCAAGTAACAGGGTTTTATTGTAAGCCATAATTATAGATAAGATGAGAAAGATCATGATCGAGGTGGGCAGCAAGGCATATCCCTGCTGCCTCACCATGGGGGCGATGCTCCTCTTCAAGCGCAACACGGGCAAGGACGTGAGCCAGATGGATGCCTCGGACATCGAGGACCTGCTGATGCTGATGTGGTGCTGCATCGTGTGCGCCTGCAAGGCAGACGGCGTGGAGTTCACGATGGACTTCGAGACGTTCACCTGCCACATCACGCCACAGGACGTGAACCGATGGAACGAGGCGATGAATGCCGCTGGCGATGAAAAAAAAAGCGAGCCGGAACCCTAGGTTCTGACTCTGACGAGAGCCAGGAGCCGCCCACCGTGGAGAGGCTGCTGGGCATAGCGATGGGGTGCATGGGGATGAGTATGGATGACTTTTGCCGATGCACCCCCTCTGAGTTCAATGAGGCCTACGAGGCGTGGGGCGAGTGCCAGGAAAGGCTGGAGCGTGGTGCGTGGGAGAGGATGAGGATGCAGTGCCTCTGCTCCCTCCAGCCCTACTCGAGCAAGAAGCTGAGGGCTGAGGACCTGATGCGGTTCCCGTGGGAAGAGGAGCAAAAAAAATCCCCTTGCCAAGAGGTGCAAGAGGAACTGAGCCACGAGGAAGTCATGGAGAGGTACAGGGAGGCGGCGAAGAGAGCCGGGCTGTCATAGACCGCCATACCACCAAGGAAGTGGACAGCCCTTGGACTCGTTTATCCACCTGCCACTCCAACATGATATTGCTAGGACGAAAAGCAGGAAAGATAGCCAAAACACAATCGGACAGTCTAGGACGAAGAAACTAATAGGCATCATAAGAAACGACCAAATGGTAATATCTCCATACGGCATACGGAACTTCTTCGACTTACTATGTTTTATGTCCTTATTCATACTCTTGTTCTTTATGTAACACGCTGCAAATATAATAAAAATAATCGTAATGTCCAAACTTTAAGATAAAAATATTATGTCAAGAGAGGTAACTTTTAAACTTAACCTGAAAATAGATGGTAAGAATGTCATTAGACAGCTTACCGTGGACATGGATGAGTTACAGAACGCCATAGGAGAGGTTAAGACGAAAACCGCACAGGTGACAGACTCTTTCATCAGATTCAATCAGACCACAGAACTTATCCAAAATGTGTCTGGTGCCATCTCCCAAGCATCAAGTACCTTAGGAACCCTGACCGAGGAAAGCAGAAGCTTCGGTGGAGCCATGGCTGCCGCCAACACGATGGCAGGCAAGAACGGCGAAGAGTTTGCCAACTTGAAGGATAGAGTCTCAGAACTTGGTGAAACGATACCTGTTGCCCGTAACGAACTTGCCAATGGGTTGTATCAAGTCATCTCGAATGGCGTGCCAGAAAACAACTGGATTTCTTATCTTGAGAAAAGTGCCAAGGCAAGCGTGGGTGGCATTGCCGATCTGGGCGAAACCGTAAAAGTTACATCCACCATCATCAAAAACTATGGACTCGACTGGGAAGACGCTGGAGCCATACAGGACAAGATACAGCTTACCTCAAAAAACGGTGTGACATCCTTCGAGCAGTTGGCGCAAGCCCTTCCGAGAGTGACCAGTAACGCAGCAACACTGGGTGTAAGCATAGATGAGTTGATGGCTACTTTCTCCACCCTTACAGGCGTGAGTGGAAACACGGCAGAAGTGAGCACACAGTTGGCAGCCATCTTCACAGCCCTCGTCAAACCTTCGAGCGAGGCAAGCGAGATGGCTCAGCAAATGGGCATTCAGTTTGACGCAGCAGCCATCAAGGCGGCTGGAGGTTTGAGCCAGTTTCTCACCTCCCTCGATAAGAGCGTAAAACAGTATGCCAAGTCTAGCGGAATGCTGGAGCAAGAGGTATATGGCAAACTTTTCGGAAGCGCAGAGAGTCTTCGCGCTATTACGCCACTCACGAACCAACTAGCCGACAAGTTCAGGGAAAATGTGGCATCGATGCAAAACAGCGCAGGTACGATAGACGAAGCGTTTGGTACAATGGCAAGCACAGGCAGTTCCACACTTCAGATGCTGAACAACAAACTGGGCGAATACACCGACATTATTCAAAGTTCCATAGGAAATGTAGGACCGTATCTCAACTGCATTACACAGATTTCATTGCTCGGTTCTTCCATGTCAACGCTTGCGAGGTCGTTTTACGCTGTAGCCACATCTGCAAAAGTTTCGGCCGCCGCAGTCTCTCTTTATAACAAGGCGATTGCAATAGCACTGGGTGTCTCCACCGCTCCGCTCGTAGCTATGGCTGCCGCCCTTGGCGTTTTGGCTGTGGGCTATTCCAACGTGAAAGACCGTATGGAAGACACAGATCGTGAGGCTCGTGCGCTACGTGAGACGATAGCCGACATGAAGAAGAAGCAGGATGAGAGTGTGGAATCCATCCGCAAGTACTTACCAGTGGCACAGGATGCCACCAAGAGCGTGAAAGACAGAAAGGATGCCATCATCAAGCTAAAGCAACTTTATCCCGACTACTTCAAGAACCTCGACATCGCCACCTCCAAGCAATACAACATCGAGAAGGCGGTGAACGCCGCCAACCGTGCCTACCGCCGCCAGCTCGTCCTGATAGCCAAACAGGCGAAGGCAGAGTATGAGAAGGCAAAAGCCCTCCGTGGCAACGGACAATCGGGGGCGATGATGGTAGGTTCTACCCCGGGCTTGCAAACACTGATGGATAAGCAGGAACTGGCAGAGATAGAGGCAAAGAAAAAGGCATGGGAAGAAGCAGAAAAGGCGGTCAAAGATTACGACAAGGAAGTGGGCAAAGCTTCGCCGACCAAGAAAAAGCCAGTCGGCAACACTCCCACCAAGCCCAAGAATACCCCTATCAGCAAAATGAACTACCAACAAGTGGCGGATGCCATCGAGAAGACCACCAACAAGCTGGAAGCCGCCACCCCTGGCAGCAAGGAGGCGAAGCACCTGGATGACTACAACAAAAAACTGCAAGCAAGAAAGAAAATACTGGAGGGCACATACTCCTCCCTCAACACCAACAAGAGCAAGGGCAGCAAGAGCGAGCCGAAGTTCTATAAAAACCCAAAGACCCATATCGAGAAGCTGCAGGACCAGCTGAAAAAGGAACAGGAGAAATTGGGCAACGCCACCACCATCGAAGCAAAGATCAAGGCGGATGCCAAGGTGAAGGACATACAGGGCGAGATAGACGAGGCCACCAAGGGAAAGGTGACCATCGGGGCGCAGGTCGATTCCTCCTACATCGTGCAAGGCAGTGACGCTGACAAGCGGCTGAGCCGAAACAACGCGCAGCAGCGCATCGACCGCATCAAACAAGACTATGACATCGGCATCGTCACCGATAAGACCGATGCACAACGAGACATTGATGACATCAACAAGCAACTCACCGAATTGGGGCTGAAACCCATCGAGGTACACTGGGAGACCCACACCGAGGAACTGCAACGCCAGTTGCAAGACGCTCGGAGGGAGTTCGACAACGCCACTACCATCGAGGCGAAGCTGAAGGCAAGTGCCAAGCTAGCCGACCTGCAGGCGCAGATAGACACAGAGACCAAGGGCAGGCTCACCATCGCCGCCGACGTGGACCCCTCCTACATCGAGCAAGGGAGCATCGCCGACAAGCGGCAGAGCTACTCCAACGCACAGACCAAGGCGAGCCGCATACAACAGGACTTCGAGATAGGCATCATAGGCAAGGACAAGGCAAAGAAACAGATAGAGGACCTCAACAAGCAACTCGCCAAGCTGGGCAAGAGCGTGAAACCCATCAAGCTCGACATCAACTCCAAGGACATCGCCAAGATACAATCACTCTTCAACATCGACGTGACCAACTTCGACAGCGTGAAAGGTGCTTTCACTAGCATCCAAGGTATTGTGGACCCCACTGCCAAGGGCCTCGCCGCAGCGGGTGCCAGCTGCGAGATGCTGGGCAGTGCGATGCAGCAGCTGGGCAGCGACTCGGCGGCAGGCAAGGCTGGAATGATCATGGCTGCCATCGGGCAAATCGTGCTCTCCTTCGCACAAGCCCTCAGCTCCTGCAAAACTTGGGTGGACTGGCTCGCCTTCGGCATATCGGGTACCGCACAGATGATCTCGCTCATCGCCACCGTGAGCAAGTTTGCCACCGGTGGTATCGTGGGCGGCAACCAGAAGAGCGGCGACAACGTGCTGGTGCGTGTCAACTCTGGCGAGATGATACTCAACGCCGCACAGCAGGCACGCCTCTTCGCCATCGCCGACGGCACAGCCGCCTATGGCGCATCCGCACTGATAGCCGCCAACTTCGCACAGGGCGTGGCACTGCCATCGGTGAGCGTGCAGACCGACCGACTGCAGGGCATCATGGCAGATGGCGGTGGCAACCAGCCGAAGACAGTGGAATGGCGGCTCAGGGGCAGGGACATCGTGGCTTCCATCGCCAACGAGACTCGCTCCAACCGCAAGAGAAGCAACATCAGAATCAAATAACAAAAGATAAATCGCTATGTACATTCATGGATCTTTCTACAACAGGCAGGACGAGAAGGTGACCGTGCTGATCGTGACCAAGGACGACCGCACCACCGAGAAGGAAATCGGCAAGGAGGAGGACGGGCTGTTCTTCTCCGACGACCCCGTGGAAATCACCTCCCAGGTGAACGACACCCTCGACGTGCTGCTCTGCTACCAGGCGAGCATCCGGCTGCTCTGCCGTGACTACGTGCCCGACTTCTTCTGCAACTCCTGCAGGGAGGCGGTGGTCAACATCCTCGTGGATGATAAATGCTACTTCGCCGGCTTCATCGAGCCGCAAGCTTTCTCGCAAGATTACAACGAGGAACTGGACGAAATCGAGCTGACCTGCATCGACTGCCTCTCCGCGCTGCAATACTCCAACTACCGCAACATCGGCACCGCAGGCACCACCTACACAGGGGTGAAGGCAAACGCCGACCAGCGCACATTCCTCGACCTCATCAAGGAGATACTCGGCGGCGTGAGCCAAGCACTCTGCATCAGCGAGGACAAGACATGCGGCATCTATGTTGACAAGTCCATCACCGGCTGCAACAATAGCAGCCTAAACATCTGGGGCGTATTGAGAAAAATCAACATCTCGGAGCTGCTGTTCCTGGGCGAAGAGGAGGATGACGTATGGACACAAGAGGACGTGCTGACGGAAATGCTGAAATACCTCAACCTGCACATCGTACAGGAGGGCACGGACTTCTACATCTTCAACTGGGATTACTACAGAAGATTTAAAGCCTCCTTCTTATACTTATACGAAATATCGGGAAGATCTCCCAAAGCTTGTAGCTATAAAAGAGCCATCTACACCATCACCAACTCGCTTGTGTCGGACTGCGACACGCAGTTGAGCATCACGGAGACATACAACCAGGTATTGCTCACCGACAACGTGACCGAGGTGGAGAACGTGATAGAGAGTCCGCTTGACAGCGACTCGCTCATCGTGGCAGGAAACTACCAGAAATACATGACGGAATACATCATGGAGACCAAGGGAAGCATCTCGGCCACCACGCGATATGTTAACTTCCTCCTGAATGACAAGCCTACGAGAGAGGAAACCACCATGGTGGACTGGTTCTGCTGGCCAAAGGCGGTGAAGAACTGGAAATTTTACGGAGATGGCGACCACACCACCGACATCTACTCCAAGTATCCAGCCGATGGAACCAAGCAGGAAGACATTCTCAACAAGGGACTGACTGCTGGTGTCGGTGCTTGCGTGTGCGCCTTTGGTAAGATCGAGAAAAAGAACAACGACGCACAGATAGTGACAACGGTCAGCATGGACGACTACCTGGTAATCTCCACGATGGGAAAGGATGGAACACGACCCACCGACACAACCCTCCTGGCGGATTGCCCCGTGGCTGAGTACGTGGGCAACAAGAGTGGAGGCTCCTTTAGCCCATCCGATGGCGCAACCGTCAACTACATCGTCATCAGCGGAAAGGTGGCGCTCAGCCCCGTAATGCCACACTCTGGCTGCTATATCGAGGAACTGAAATGGGCGGCGAACTTGCGTGATGACAAATACATAGGCATTGCGCCAAAGACTGTGACTAAGCGAGACGGACAGCAAATCTTCTATACACGCAAGTACTGGAAGGCGACGAAATGGAATGACGAGCCTTCTGCCGACGACGAGACCAACGCCCTGGACTATCACAACCTCTTCTATCCATACACCGACACCAGTCAGCAGAGCTACGAATATAAGTACAGTGCCGTGGGCGCAGAGACCGACACCATCAAGAAACTGGGTCTCGTGGCATGCATGCTCATCATCGGCGACAAGTGCGTGGTGGAGAAACAGAAGGGCGAGGACCTGGGCACGGGCGTGCCGGGTACTGGCGAGGGCGAGTGCGAGGACTACGTATGGATGACCTACAAGGAGCGGAGCGAGTGCCAGAGCGATGATGAGTACTACCAGCAAAGCTTTACCATCGGCATTGACCCGAAGCTGGGCGACAAGATTCTGGGCACGGAGTTCGACATACAGAAGAACGCACCCTACACCAAGGGTATCACGGCGGAAGGCACCGCCATCCCCATCAAGATGGGAGACCATGTGAGCGGCAAGGTGCAATTCAAGATCCTCGGACCTGTCAACGCCGAGTGGAACAATGTCACACGCCGCCACCCTACGTTCTTCAGACATACCAAGTGGTACCAGGACAGCGTGCTGCTCCTGCAGAAGACCAACGCCATCTTCCTGAAGGACTTCAAGGTGGAGGTGGTGAGCGACAACGGCAAGATGGGAGCCGTGAGCGATGAAAGCGACATTGTGTATATGAGCGACACGCAGGAAGACTTCGTCAACAAGAAGGACGACCTGGAGTTCAAAATCACCACCGCCCTCACCTCTGAGGAGTGCAAGCGGATGGGTGTCAACAACGCCGTGAAGCTCTCCTCGCCACTCTTCGACAAAAGTGCACTGGTGAGCATCAGGATCAATGCGACCGGCTTGGCCAACACGGGAAAGCCAGAGGAGTTGTACGTGGACGCTGTCTGGAGAGAGTGGCACAAGCCGAGAATCATCTTGGAGCAGGGATTCCTTCATGGAGCGGACGTGAAAGTGTTCGGAAGATACGCCATGCCGAGCCTCGGCAAGAACTTCATCGTGCAAGGCGTGGACCGGAACCTCGCCGACGGCACCGCAAGAGTGACGCTGAAGGAGGTGCCCTAATGGCATTCCAACGGCTTTATAACGATATTCAAATGGCATGACAACAATATTATAAATAAGATATTACGATGATCGACATCAAGAGTTTTTCAAAGCCCAAGAAATCGGGCAATGGTTCGGGCGGCGGTTCGTCATCCGTCACCTACATATCGGGCATCGCCTCGGAGGCTGACCACGCCACACGTGCCGACAAGGCAAAGAAGGCAGAGGTCGCCGAGCAAGCCAACGTGGCTAACCGTGCCACCTCTGCACAGACCGCCAACTATGCCTCGAAGGCTGGAGAAGTGGACATCGAGAGCGAAACCCTGCAGAAGTTCCTCCGCAAGGATGATCCGGCCGAGGGAGAGGAAAATGTGCCGGAGGAAGTGCACCGAAAGGTGGACTTCAAGAAGGCTGCCACCTTCGAGGAGGCGGCGGACATGCTCAAGGGATTCACCGCCCATGAGCTTGCCGCCTTCCTGAAGGGATTCACCATCGCTGGCCAATTTGGGATAGATGGGTACGGCGATATGATACTGAACACTATCAAGTCGCTGGAGTACAACAACGCTACCGAGCAAGGATTCTCCATCGAGAAGGAAGACCCCAACAGGGACGAGTACCACCAGTACATCACCAACCTCACCGTGTGGGGCAAGATGACGATGAACGAGCTGGAGGTGATGAAGCGCACCTATGCAGGCGGCACGATCTACCTCTCGCCTGCCGGTGGAAAGATAGCCAAGGTGGTGCCCGTCTCATCATGGGATGATGACGAGAGTGAGTGGCATGAGACATCGGAGGACATGTGCGTGGGCTGGAAGTGCTATCTCCTGGCAGACGATGGCACCGCCGCCACGGAGAACCTATGGCGAGAGGGCGACCAAGTGCGCTGCCAGACCATGGGCAGGATAGCCGCTGGCGGTATAGGGCAAGGCTCCGCCGCCAACAAGAGCTATTGGCGCACCATCCTGAAGCATGGCGTGTCACAGCAGAACGAGAAAATCTACGACCACAAGATGGACCACGAACTCTTCGGCGGTCAGCGTTTCGCCTGGATCGTCATCGGCAAGCACTCCGTGCAGCTGGATGAATACGCCGAGGAGAATGCGCCTGCCGAGACCAGGGACATCCCAGAGGAGGGCGACGTGATCGTGCTCGACGGTAGCAGAACAGACCCCGACCGACAGAACGTGCTCCTGCTGGAGAGCCATGGCTCATACGCTCCCAGACTGGTGGGCTACCATGGCATCGACAGCTATTCGCACGCTAACAAGGACGTGTGCGATGTATCCCCGAAAGGCGTTCAGGTCCGCTCGGAGTACTTCAAGTTGCTGGCGCAAGGCAGCAACACATCGACGGTGGAAATCCCCAACTTCCGTGGCGAGTGGGACCCAGCCGAGAAGTACTACAAGAACGACCAAGTGAGCCACAACAACGCAATCTGGACTTGTATTAAAGACACGGACTTTCAGACAGAGCCTACGGATGGCAGCACGTATTGGCGCAAGGAGGTGTATGGACAGAAGGGTGAGGATGGCAGCAGCTTCAAGGTACTCGGAACTGCCGTTAAGCACTTTAAGAACGCAGATGATATAAGAGGAGGAGAATTACTGAACCTTGGAAAGTACCTGTTTGACGATACTAGCGGGCTGCCCGATGGCGTGGCTTCTCCTTGTATTGCAACATATATGAAGGTTGGGGCAGGTCATATGTGGATTATCTGCAAGTCCAATGATGGTGATTCCTATATGATAGGCGACGACCTATGGACGAACAGCGGAACGGCTTGGCTCAACATTGGCAACGTGAAGGGTGTGTCCATATCCTCAACTTCCGTCACCTATGGTGTCAGCGCAAGCGGAACGCAGGAGCCTTCCTCTTGGTCTAGCGCAATACCACTAATTACTGACGATAAGCCTTATTTGTGGACTAAGACTGTGGTGGAATATAGCGATGGCAAGTCCACTACCTCCTATTCCGTGTCACACAATGGCAAGGACGGAGAGAAGGGAGAGACAGGCGACAAAGGTGCGGACGCAATCACCATACAGCTTGTAGGTGCTCCACTCATCTTCGATGCAGGGAAGGACGGAATTGTTCCAAAGGGCGTTACAAATTATGCTAGGCTCTATGTGACGGTAGGCGAAAAGGACGTGAGCGAGTATGTCGGGCAACCTTTTTCTGTTTCATCCGAAGGAATGAACGTATCTCCTGAAGATGGCTATGTGATAGAGAGGAGAGAGTACAATGAAAAGATGGCTTGGTATCTAGGTATCAAGCCCGATGCCATAAGCAAGGTGTATCTCAGTGACAACAAGACCGAGGTGTCTGCAACGTCTGGCTATATCACTTTCGTTTTTGCCTATGGCGCAAATCAGTACGTGGGTCAGCTTCCATTCCAAGTCAACGTTGCAAGGTACACAGGCGAGCTTACCCTCACCAACAAGCAGTTCAAAGTCTCAATGGATGGATTGACAACACGTATGGAAGCTGCCGAGGGAGGCATTACTAATGTCAACACAAGGCTAGACACCGAAGTTGATACCTTGCATTCCGAGATTACTTCCACCGCCAATGACATAAAGTTGGAAGTGACGGAGCAGATGAATGGCAACCTAAAGAAGGCTGGCTTGGAGGTCACTGCTGACGGAATAACCCTGTATGGCGACAAGATAACCATCACCAACGATGGTGGAAATACAACCACTGCCCTCTTCGCTAACGGAAAGATTAACGCCTCGCTCATTGACGCTGACCAAATCGAGGTGAAGCACCTTTGGGCGAAGAGTAATGACGGAGCGAATAAGGTGGGCTACTTTGGTAACACTGAGGAAGAGGCATGCAAGATTGACGATACATACGCTCCGTTGTTCGTTGGAGCCGATACGGCGAAAAACTCTCCGTTCTATGTAACGAATAAAGGTCACATGGTGTCTAAAAGTGCTACGCTTGGAAGTTTTTCGCTTAACGAATCCAGTCTCCGATACCTCACAGGTTACGATGACGAAGAGCCGGGGTTTGCTCTTTACAACGAATACATGGTATTCCGTGGGTACAGTAGGACTTTTTCGCCCCAAACAAAAAAGTGGACATCGGAAAGGAACAGGCTAATCTGGGTGGGTCGTAACGATTGGGTTTACTCAGTGCCTTCATTGATGAGCAACATACTTGTGCAAGATTCTTTCCCTATGACTACTGGTGATACCGCCAAAATAGGATTGCGTATATCCGTAACAGGATGCGATGACAAATATCAGTATGAGAACGTCATGTATAACGGAGCCATGGGCAGTAATGTGTATGGTAATTTTGCGATATATGCAGAGAATGGAATGTATGCGGGATTCAGACCGATGACCAGAAGAGCGAATTACAGTATGAAGTTAACGGAATTGGATTGCGTGATATATGTTCCTGTTACGGGCATCACGCTCACCCTCCCTGACAATCCTCAGAGAGGACAATACTACAAGTTCATACAAGGATCTGAAGGAAAACAAGCCTTCTGGATAAAGTCAAACAGCTATAAGATGTACTGGAATGGGGTTGACACAAATGGGCGTACATCTTTTGATAGCGGCGCATGTAACCAAACAACCGAATTTATATTTTTGGGAGACCACTGGCGTGTCAACTGGTATAGGGAAGCAGCCATCTAAGCAAAGTGGAAGGATAATATCAAATGAATATTTAAAACAACATAAATTATGAAACTACAATTAGACAATGTAATGGTGCGCCTCTCCTTGGATAGCGAGCAGCGTACCGCAATGGAACTGAGAAAGGAAATCGCCAACGCCATCTACAAGACTGGCAGAAGGGGCTTGGCGGACGTGGCACTCTCCACGAAGATGTGGAACGGTAGCAACGATACCGACTACACCGATGAGGAGGTTTCCGCCATCAAGGAGTTCGTGGAGAAGAACTTCATCCCAGCCGTCATTGTGGCGGTGAATGAAGTAATAGAAAAAGCCACGATACCCCAAAGCTGAAATATCTAGTAAGTAATTTGGTAGCCACCACTCAATGTAAGGGGGGATAAAACTCCCCCATAGAGTAAAAGTAAAAAGAAAGCGATTATAATGCAATTCCAAAGCTATTATAACCGCTTTCTTTTATCCCTAGAGGGAACTAAAAACATATACGTTTCGTTTTGCGAAAATATCATTTCGTTTTGCGCTCCGCGAACATTTCGTTTTGCGGATTATACTTGGTCAAAGCATAGCCGT